AGTGCTGGCATGGATTGACCATGCGCCAACCGTGGATGCTGTTCCTGTGGTGCGGTGCAAGGATTGTGAACATCGTGGAAGTGTCGATTGTCCGATGCACTATGAAGAAGATTGCACTTATACGGACGATGATGGCTACAGTGAGTGGTATTGGATTGAGCATGACCATACTTGTGATGACGGGTTCTGTGACCGTGGAGAACGGAGGGACAGCGATGGCTGAGTATATCGACAGAGCGTTGGCAAAAGAAGAAGTAAAGCACATCCCGTGGTGCAACTATAGTGCGGTTGGTGCTTGCCTTGACCAACTTCCTTCCGCTGATGTAGAGGTTGTGAAGCACGGGCGGTGGGAGCGACTTCCCGATAATGAAGAGTGGGCTTACTGTTCACAGTGTCATTGTTGTTGGGAATGGGAAATTATCAACAACTGCAATGTAAGATACTGCCCCAACTGCGGCGCAAAGATGGATTTGGAGGGATAACACATGATTGATGCAAAACGATATTTGCAGCAAGTCAAGCAGTGTGAAGTGCGTATTCAAATCAAGATGGAAGATTTGGAGCAGTTGAAGGCATTCACAACAAAGGTCACATCCACGCTGTCTGATGTGTCTGTGTCAGGCACGAAGAACAATGACAAGATGGGTGATGCCATTGTCAAGATCATAGAGTTGCAGAATGACATCAACTGTGAGATTGACAGACTGGTTGACTTGAAGAAGGAAGTCTGTGCTGTGCTGGATAAGGTCAGCAATGAAGACCAACACACTGTTCTGTACAAGCGTTATGTGCTGTTTAAGTGCTGGGAGCAGATTGCCTGTGACATGAACATGACATATAGGAATGTGTGCTATATCCACGGCAGAGCATTACAGGCTGTGGAACGGATTTTGAAAGTGGAAGGTGACAATGAATAAGATCAAAATCACGAGTTTACGAGACAGGTTTAAGGCGGCTGTTTTGGCGTTTCGTGGTAAACCTGTCGGCAGACTTTTTTTAGGCATCGAGGTTAAACGCTGCAATGAGTGTCACGCTGTACCCGTGGTGTATTGCAAGGATTGCAAATGGTGGGGCGGGATTGGGTGTGCCATAAGAATCGATGACGAAACCGACAAGCCGAAGGAAAACGATTTTTGCAGTTTTGGAGAATGGAGGTCTTACAATGGCTGAATTGAAACCTTGCCCTTTTTGTGGGGGCGAAGCAAAGCTGCTAAATAGCTTTAACCAGAGGGGGAATTATTCTGCTGTGGTTTGTTTGCTTTGTGGCATATCTGGAAAGCGGTCTTACATCTCTTACACGCCGTCCGCTAATCAAGCCGCAAAGGATTTGTGGAACAGGAGGGCTGACAATGGCAAAGAAGATTAGGCCAATGATATGCCCAAATTGCACAAGTGGAAGGGTGACGGTGTGGAAAAATGCATATCCACGCAGCATGAAATACTTTGTCGAGTGCGACAAGTGCCACTGGTGCGGCAAGACAAAGCTGCTCAAATTCAGAGCTATTAGAGCATGGAACAAGGAGAGGTGACAATGCAACTGATTGATTTTCTGAAAACGGCTGACAAGGATGAATACATTTATCTTGGCGCAGCAAGCTGTTATCTGTGGATTTCAAAGCCAGAAGAAATGATTGAAAAGCTGCCTGAACTGGATGATAACTACACGGCTGACCTTCAATTTAAGATTGAGAATAAAAACAGACACATTGGCTTTTATGAAAAGCAATTGGCATCTGCGAAATCAGAATTTGAAGTGAAGGAACTGAAGAGCAACCTGGAAAGAGAACAGCGCATCAAAAATGATTTGGTTGCCAAGCTGGAAAATCGTATTCCCTTTGCTGCCAGACAAGTCAAGGATGTGTATAGAAGAAGGATGGTCAAGCCGTTTGGGTTCTGTGTCATCATTGAGGGACATGAGTTTGGTGACTTCTGGACACTGGAAGATTTGGAGAAATACAATGGACACTAAGCTGCTATGGCTGAAAGTCACTAAGGACGAATATGAACTTCCGCTGGCAGTAGGAAATAGCGCATCAGACCTTGCAAGGCAAGTTGGTGTGAGTAGGTCAACAATTATTTCTGTTATGAGTAACGCAAAAAAGCGTGGTGGGCGTTGCTGTTATGTGAAAGTGGAGGTAGATGACGATGGGAAAGAATCGGATTAATCCACACAACCTGATGACCGTGCTGGATGAGGAATACAATGTCAAGATTACATGAGAAAACAGGGGGTTGGTCATCCAATCCCCTGTTCCACACAGTCGATGATAAATTGGCTTAACGATTTGCCTTGCTTTTCAGCAGCTTCCTTCCATCTATCCTTTGTTCCCTTCTTTGTCCTGATCCTGATGTCATCAGTGCTTTCTTTGAGATATTTGATGGAAGCCCGTTTCTGTGCTTCAGTGTACTTTGATCCCATAATCACACATCCTTTCCATTATAGTATATCAAAAGATGTATATATCCGCTATATACAAAATAGACAAAAATCTGCGTGAAAGTTTGGGTATTCTGCGAATTGAATATATGTCCGCTATATATTATAATGTAACCACAGTAAAGATAACGGACAGGCCAAGAGCCAGAAAGGAAAAACAATGAAAGCTAGAAGCGAAGCTCTTCCCACCGCAATTTATAAAAATGGCAAATGGGAGTTGGGCGCACCTTATGATTACAACAGCAGGGCGGTCTGCTCCGTTTACGGCGAGATGCAGGATGGCACAAAGGTTTGGGTAGACGAGTTTGGCAAACAGTTCACCAGACAGAAGATTTTTGGAAAGTATTACTTCTGCGAAATGTAAGTAACAACCACACAGGCTGTCCCATCGGCCAGACGGGGAGAAAGGAAAAGACCATGGGTGCTATTTGGAGAGGTTACAAGCAGTATTTCGTTGAGTACGAAAGCGACAGGATGATTTGCGGGAGTTACATTCACACTGCTGGAATGGCCAGCACGATCAAAAGCGCAAAATCTATCATCCGCAATGTGAGAAAAAACATGGCCGAATATAATCCCCGTAACTTCAAGGTGTTCGATTCTTTCGCAGATATTGATTCTGAAACCAATCATGTCCCTTGTGTGTACGAAGAAATGTGAGCCGAAAAGTTTTCATTGTTTTTCACATTCATCTTCTGATATTATTATGCTAACAAAATATGCGAACAGGGACACAGCCGATTGGTTGTGTCCTTTGTTATTGGCTGCCTGTGGATTCCTATTTCTCCTAGCCACAGGCGGCCATTTTTTATGCCACAGAAAGAAGGTGACGATTGTGGCAAAGCTGACGGCAAAGCAGCAGCGTTTCTGTGATGAATATCTTATTGACTTGAATGCAACACAGGCCGCAATCAGGGCTGGATATTCAAAGAAAACGGCGGCAGAGCAAGGCGCAAGGTTGTTAGTAAATGTTAAGGTTCAAAGCTGCCTGAAAGAGCGCATGGATGAAAAGGAAAAAGCACTGATTGCAGATCAGGATGAAGTGCTGAAGTATTTGACTTCTGTTCTGCGTGGCAGCAGCAAAGCGAGTGTATTGGCACGGGATGATGTTGGTGCTGACCGTGTTATTGAGAAGCCGCCTGATGAAAAGGAGCGGCTGAAGGCTGCTGAACTGCTGGGCAAGCGTTACGGGCTTTATACTGACCGAGTTGAGCAGGAAATTGACATGGATTTCAACATCACCGTGAAAAGGGTGTGATTCCGTGGATGTTCAATTTGAAATGAATGCAGCTTTCACAGAAGTTGATGAAAGCACAAAGAGATATATTGTCATGAAAGGAAGCGCAGGATCGGGGAAGTCCGTTGACACTGCAATGAACTACATTCTGCGCTTGATGAATGATAAAGGCAGAAACCTTGTCTGTATACGCAAATCAGACATCACAAACCGTGACAGCACTTATGCGGAATTGACGGGTGCTATTTACAGGATGTTTGGAAGTGATGCAGAAAAGCTGTGGAAAATCAAGCAAAGCCCTTTGCAACTGACATGCAGAAACGGAAATCAAATCATATTCCGTGGAGTGAATGATGAAAAGCAGCGTGAAAAGCTGAAGTCAATCACATTCCAGAAAGGCAAGCTGACTGATGTGTGGATAGAGGAAGCCACAGAAATCACACAGGCTGACTTTGAAATCATTGATGACCGTTTGCGTGGTGAATTGCCAGACGGACAGTTTTATCAAATCAGAATGACTTTCAATCCAGTGAATAAAAACCATTGGATCAAGAAGGCCTTTTTTGATATTCCTGATGATAATGTGCTGACACATCACAGCACATACCTGATGAATCATTTCATTGATGATGCATACAGGCAGCGCATGGAGCGCAGAAAGCGTGTTGATCCTGAAGGTTACAGGATTTATGGCTTGGGTGAATGGGGCGAGATTGGCGGCCTAATTCTCCACAATTGGGAAGTCAAAGAGATTTCACAGAATCCTGTAGATTATGATGACTTTGCCATTGGTCAGGACTTTGGCTTTAACCATGCAGATGTCATTTTGCCTGTGGGCATCAAAGATGATGACATCTATATCACAAAAGAGATATACGAATTTGAAAAGGACACCAATGAACTGATTGCACTGGCCTTGCGGCATGATATTGACCGCAAGAAGCTAATGTGGTGCGATTCCGCAGAGCCAGACAGAATCAAGATGTGGAAAAAGGCTGGCTTCATGGCAAAAGGTGTTGACAAGGGTGGTTCTGCTGGTTCTGTCAAGGCGCAGATTGACTGGTTGAAGCAGCGGAAAATCTATGTGCATCCATCGTGTGTAAACACGATTAAAGAATTGCAGCAGTGGAAGTGGAAAAAGGATGAAAAGACAGGGGAATACCTTGATGAGCCTGTACCATTTCAGGATGATGCTATGGCTGCGCTGCGCTATTCCATTGAAGGATGGCGCAAGATGAAGAAGTGGCTTACATAAATGGGGGAACGGAAATGCTAACGATTGAAGAAATTCGCAGCTTCATTGACAATGATGCTGCCAGCACAAAGAAACAGCTTGCAAAGACAGGCTTGCGCTATTATGAAGGCAACCATGACATCAAAGATTATAGAATCTTTTTTGTTGATGGTGATGGAAATGTCCGAGAGGATAAGACGAAAAGCAACATCAAAATCAGCCATCC